TCTAGTAGACCAAGGGTATATATCCCATATGTTTAGATCATCACCTAATTCTACAGGCCCATTGATAGATACTTGTGGTATTACAAACACGGCAGTGGCATTAAGATCTACTATTCCATTTATTCGAATAAATGACTTACTGCTCCTTACTAATAACGATCATGCGCTATTAACTCAATATTCGAAAAAATTTATAAATCAATATCAAGATTTATCAAGTTACCCCGATCTGCACGATAATAGAATTTCCGATTTTCAACCATCTTTCTTACAACATGCATTAATCTATGTTATAACAGAAACAGTATATGATTATCCATATTCGTGGATTTCTGAAAAAACTATCAAGGGTATTTTATCTAAACGACCATTTATTCTTGTTGGTTCTAAAGGAACATTAGCTCAATTAAAATTACTTGGATTTAAAACATTTGAATCAATTTGGGACGAATCATACGATACCATCGATAATTCATCAATACGTATGACTACTATTATATCCTTGCTTACTAATTTAAGTAATAGACCAATTAATGAATTAGCCAATCAAGTTCAAGAGATCGTTGAATATAATTATAATCATTATTGCAGTAATTTTATCAATGATGATAAGTTGAAATGGTACTATGAGTAAAACTTTATATATCTGCGGTGATAGCTTTTGTAGTTCCGATCCTAAATATGGAGATAATTGGGTTGATTTATTAACACTATCGTATCCAAATATTAATATAATTAATCTATCTAGTGTCGGTGCAAGTAATTATTTAATTTATTTACAAGTTAAACATGCGCTAGCCCATAACTGTGATTATTTAATTTATAATGCTACCAGTTCTGTCAGACAGGAATTTTCATTAAATAGTGATACTCTTATACAATCAGATAATGTATCTAGATATTGGAATGCTGCTTTGCCCTCCAACGATAAATCGATGATTTGTGCTTCGTGGAACACCGTGGCTAAAAATACTGCCAACATATTAACTATCAAAAAAATTAATATAATTCAAGAATTTTTTAAAGAGGCAGTGGATCTTCCTAATCTAATAGAAAAAAACTATATTTTTATATTATTTACTTTACAATTACTTGACTCAACGCCTAATTTAACATGGGCATGGAGTCAAGGTGGATTCGAACACAAATCGTTTAACCCAACAGTCACTTGGGATTTTAGTAAGTATATATTGCACGAATGCCCTATTAATTTATGGGACGAGTATGATAATACATTGATTAGACCTTATTATCATATCACTGATACTAACTTAATCGAAAATGTTTACATTCAATATGCAAAGATGTTAAACTTATAATATGACCTTTAAAATAAAAAATCTTACAGTTAAAAATTTCATGAGCGTTGGTAATGCAACGCAAGCAGTGGACTTCGATCGCAATGACCTCACATTAGTGCTTGGTGTTAACGTTGACTTGGGTGGAGATGATAGTGGCGCACGTAACGGTACTGGTAAAACAACTATCATCAATGCACTAAGCTATAGTTTGTTCGGGCAAGCATTAACTAATATTAAACGTGATAACTTAATTAATAAAACTAATGGTAAGAACATGTTAGTTACAGTTGAGTTCGAGCATAACGGGCAAGATTATAAGATTGAACGTGGACGTAAGCCTAACATAATGAAGTTTTACGTAGGCGATGAAGAAAAAGAAATTACCGACGAAAGTCAAGGTGACAGTAGAGAAACACAAGCTGAGATTGAGCGTATGTTAAGCATGAAGCATGATATGTTTAAACATATTGTTGCGCTTAACACTTACACTGAACCATTCCTTAGTCTTAAATCTAACGACCAACGTGAAATTATTGAACAGCTACTTGGTATCACTGTCTTAAGTGAAAAGGCAGAAAAACTTAAAGAGTTGGGTCGTGCTACTAAGGATGCAATACAGCAAGAAGAGTTCAATATTAAGGCTATAACCGACGCAAATGGTCGTATTCAAGAGCAAATTGACAGCTTAAAACGCCGGCAAACTATGTGGACTACCAAGCATGCAGATGACACAGTAAAACTACAAAATGCCCTTACAGAACTACGTAAAATTGATATTGAACAAGAGCTAGCGGCACACACTGCGCTTACTGCTTACAACCAACAGCGTAAAGACTTAGATGATTTGACCAAGGCCATTTTGCGTAGCGAAGCAGATATTGCCCGTGAACAAAAGACTATAGATAAAGTTACTAAAGAAATTGCCGACCTCGAAGCACATACTTGTTATGCCTGCGGTCAACATTTTCACGATAGCAAACACGAAGAAGTGTTAGCGGCTAAACGTACATCACTCGAAACTGCTACTACACAGTACCAAACTGATCAAACACAATTAACGGCGCTGATAGGTGCTAAAACAGAAATTGGTCCTCTTGGTGCGCAACCTCGAGTATATTACGATAAAGAAGCAGATGCGTTTCATCACAAGGGTTCTATTACTAGTTTAGAAACACAGTTGGCCGCTAAGGCTACAGAAGTTGATCCATATGCTGAACAAATCGAAGAGATGACACAGACTGCATTAGTAGAAACTGATTATACTACTATGAACGAGCTAGTTAAGTTAAAAGAACATCAAGACTTCTTGTTGAAACTATTAACTAACAAAGATAGCTTTATTCGTAAACGTATTATTGATCAAAACTTGTCGCATTTAAACGCACGCCTAAGTCAATACTTAGATCGTATAGGATTGCCACATACAGTAACATTCTTAAACGATTTAAGTGTAGAAATTACAGAGTTAGGCCGTGAACTAGACTTTGATAACTTATCACGTGGTGAACGCAATCGCTTGATATTAAGTTTATCGTGGGCATTCCGTGATGTCTGGGAAAGTTTATACAATCCTATTAACTTATTATTCATTGATGAGCTTATTGACAGCGGCATGGACAGTAGCGGAGTTGAAAGTTCATTGGGTATACTTAAAAAAATGTCTAGAGAGCATGAGAAAAGTATTTGGCTTGTTTCGCATAAAGATGAACTTGCGGGGCGAGTTAATAACATTATGACTGTAACCAAAGAAAATGGGTTTACATCATATAGTACTGACGTAGAAGTAATTTAATTTTACCATCCAATACAGGGTGGTTAAATACACACAACAACAAGGAGAAGTAAACATGGCAATTCATGATGATATTTTAGCAGCAGTAGAATTATACGTAGCAGAATCAGAAAAATTTGAAGTTAAAGGTGTTAAAGCCGCAGCGGCACGTGCTCGTGGTGCATTAGGTGACTTGGCTAAATTGGCAAAAGCTCGTCGTGCAGAAATCCAAGAGAAGAAAAATGCAGCGGCTGCAAAATAAATAACGTATGACATACGAATATCCTTGGACGTACAATGGTGTAATATTTGACTCTGAGGATATTGGTGCATACTACGGTTTCATTTATAGAATAACCAATCTTACTAACGGCTACGATTATGTTGGCCGTAAGTATTTTAAAACTATCAAAAAAAGACCACCACTAAAAGGCAAAAAGAACAAACGTCTAGAAACAATCGAAACTGATTGGAAAGACTATTGGGGTTCTTCGAGTCGATTAGTAGCAGATATATTAGCTTTAGGCAAAGAACAGTTTACTCGCGAAATTATACATTTGTGTAAGAGTCGCGGTGAAACAAACTATATGGAAGCGTACTATCAATTTACAGAAGGTGTGCTGTTGAAGGAAAATAACTACAACGGTATCATACAGATTAAACTTGGTAAAGGCTCTGTAAAAGATTTAAAGATTGATAAAAACAGTTGACCAACGACACTAAACGTATTACAATAAACACACAGCTCTCAGACACCAAGTCACTCTCATAGAAACAAATTCCAACTCCGTAGTAAAGTAGTAAATGTTTTAACAGCCCTATCGCAGATTAAGTTCTGTATTCAGAGGAGATCTCGGTCGCATAATGGCTCCGAGTGGAACGTATAGACTAGACTATACACTGAATGGCGACTTGGTATTGTGCTATAAAAAGCGAATCAACAATATAAAAATTAGGTGTAAAAACCGAATGATTTGGGCACTGTGAAAAAGATACAACCCATATGATGACATAGTTTGGCTAACTACGGATTATGCATCAACCGTCGCAAGAAGCAAGAGTAGGGAGTACAGGGCGACCGCTTCCGTGTAAATGAATATAATCTCTTTTAGTTAGTATGATGAAGCACTCGGATGAAGTCGCTCTGTTTTACTTTGCCTGTAATGGGTGAAGTATGACTATAATCTGGATGAAGCAGTTCTAAAGTCAAAAGCATTACAGTACATATCAAAGTAAATTAGATTAATTAGATTAGAAGAAAAAGCATTTGAGCGCAAGCGATAAATGCAGATGTCGTTAAGACATCTTAAACACTAGTCAATAAAAAAGACTATACGAATATAGCCTTTAACT